CTAAGCCGCGTGCTGCGATTCAGGGTTTACAGGCTCTCCGTGGGCTAACACTGCCAGCCCGGCAGCTTTAATATTACGTGCCGCGTTAATGTCGCGATCATGGTCTGCGCCGCATTCAGGGCAGTGCCATTTACGAACATTAAGAGGCATTTTTTGCATGGTGAAACCGCAGCAACTACAGCATTTTGAGGACGGTAAATACTGGTCAATGGCGACCACTGACCGCCCGGCCCATTTGCCTTTGTACTGGAGCTGGCGAACAAGTTCGCTCCAGCCTGCGTCAGCTATTGCTTTAGACAGCTTCGGGTTGCGGATCATGTTTTTCACCTTGAGGGATTCGACGCAAACAACTTGGTTTTCGTTAATCAGTTTGCGGGACAACTTGTGCAGATTGTCCATCCGGCAATCGGCGATTTTCGCGTGGAGTCGGGCGACCTTTAAGCGGGCTTTAATACGGTTTCTTGAGCCTTTTTGCTTCCTGCTTAAACGTCGCTGTAGCAGCGTTAATCGCTTCGCATATTTAGCGGTGTGGCGGGGATTGTCGGTTTTGAATCCGGTATCGGTGACGAATAAATCTTTTAAGCCCACATCAATGCCGACCGTTTTAGCGGTAACAGGCATTGATACAGGTTCAAACTCACACAGGCAGGAAACAAAGTACCTGCCAGCGCTATCTCTGGAAATGGTAACGGTTGACGGCGCAGATGGTAATTCTCGACTCCAGCGAACATCCAGCGGCGACTTGCTCTTTGCTATATACAACTCGCCGTCACGGTGTTTAAACGCGCTGGCAGTGAACTCAGCCACCTGTTTGTGCCGTTTGCTTTTGAAAGCCGGATATGCAACTCGTCCAGCAAAGAAGTTAGCAAAGGCGGCTTGTTGGTGGCGCAACGACTGCTGGAGGGGAACGCAGGAAACATCATTCAGCCATATGTATTCAGGCTCTTTTTTGAGCGCCGTAAGGCGAGCGTTGGCCTGTAGATAACCGATCTTTTCTTTTCGCTCGTAGTACGCATCGGTACGCCAACGAAGGATGGAATTGTAGACGAAGCGCACACAGCCAAACGTCTGAGCTAAAAGCTCAGCCTGCTCAGTTGTCGGGTAAAACCGGTATTTATATGCGCGTTTCATGTGTTCACATACTAAAGAGGAAAATGTGATTATGCAAAGTACAGTTAGTCGGAAAACCGCCTCCTTTCCTCCCCGGTCTGAAGGCCGAGGTTTCCCGGAGGCATTCTAATGAAACTCATCAGTAACGATCTGCGCGATGGCGATAAGCTGCCGCATCGTCATGTCTTTAACGGCATGGGTTACGATGGCGATAATATTTCACCGCATCTGGCGTGGGATGATGTTCCTGTGGGAACGAAAAGTTTTGTTGTCACCTGCTACGACCCGGATGCGCCAACCGGCTCCGGCTGGTGGCACTGGGTAGTTGTTAATTTACCCGCTGATACCCGCGTATTACCGCAAGGGTTTGGCTCTGGTCTGGTAGCAATGCCAGACGGCGTTTTGCAGACGCGTACCGACTTTGGTAAAACCGGATACGATGGCGCAGCGCCGCCGAAAGGCGAAACCCATCGCTACATTTTTACCGTTCACGCGCTGGATGTAGAACGTATTGATGTCGATGAAGGTGCCAGCGGCGCGATGGTCGGGTTTAACGTTCATTTTCACTCTCTGGCGAGTGCCTCGATTACTGCGATGTTTAGTTAATCACTCTGCCAGATGGCGCAATGCCATCTGGTATCACTTAAAGGTATTAAAAACAACTTTTTGTCTTTTTACCTTCCCGTTTCGCTCAAGTTAGTATAAAAAAGTTGAATGTGAAACGGTAAAAACCATTAATATCAACGCATTATAATTGATTCAGTCTAAAAAATAGACTGCATAATGCTACAAAACACAACATATCCAGTCACTATGAATCAACCACTTAGATAGTATTAGTGACCTGTAACAGAGCATTAGCGCAAGGTGATTTTTTGTCTTCTTGCGCTAATTTTTTGTCAACATACTGGGTTATCTGAATTTACAACCATGCTCAGTATCTCGATAAGCGCAGGGAGATGATGCAGTGGTGGGCGGACTGGATTGATGAAAAGGTGGAGTAATCCATCTTAACTATCGAATGGCACAAAGCCTCGCAATCCAGTGCAAAGCTTTGTGTGTCTCATCAACTACCGCAAGTATCGATCGATTGAGACTTGGATGATAGAATAAATTCGTAGCACTGTTTTTTAAAGTATCATCTCGCTCATGGTTACGTGATAGAAAAAGGACAAAATAATCTTAAATTTAAAAGCATATAAATCATACAAATAAAATTGTGGTGGGTGCGTAATGTCTGATATTCGACAAAATAGAATAGAGTTAAATGAAGTGCATATAGCTCGCTCCATGGCTATATTTCTAGTTGTTTTACTTCATTCTTCAGGTGCTTTTTTTATGCAGTTTGGAGATCATTGGTGGATTGTTAATTTATACAGTTCTTTTTCAAGGCAGTGTATAGGTCTTTTTTTTCTTATCACTGGATACCTTTTTTATGAAAAAAACATAAACCCAACAGCACACCTAAAAAAAGGAGTGTCGAGATTGATAATACCATTCATATTTTGGTGGGTGGTATATTATATCTACAATACAGAGATTAACAACAAATCATATAATTCTATATTTCAACCAAGTGAGGTACACCTTTGGTTTATGTATGCATATATTTGTATATATATGTTTTTACCAATAATTTGCAACTCATTAAAACACATACCAACATATTACATTTTAATTATTGTAAGCATGCTTTTTTACTCAAATTCCATTGTTCCTGTAGTTGATAAAACGATAATGAAGGTAACATGGTTTGATGTAAAACTAGTGTCTGAAAATGGGATATATATCCTTATTGGGGCAATAATAAGGAGATATAACGATAAAATAAAAAAATGCAATGCAGTGATACCATTGGTGATTATTGTTATGTCGTGCCTGTTAACATCAATGGCGTCTAGTTGGTGGTCTGAAATAACAGGCAGGCCTGAGCAGTTTTTCTTTAAAAATACATCTCCACTTGTATTAATATGTGTTATTTCTTCATTTACATTATGCATGTCATACTCAAAAATAATTAGCAAAAGATTAATGAATTTATTTACATCAATATCAAATGTTTCATTTGGTATATACTTCGTCCATTTCTTTTTTGTTCGAGAAATTAGACTCGGGTATAATCAAGAAAACGCATATTTCATGATACCATTGCTAACAATCATTTATTTTTTAATGTCATATTGCATATCAATAATTCTAAGCAAGATCCCTTTGCTTAGAAAAGTAATATAATTATGGATTATTAACCTTCCATCTTTTATCATAGTAATGCAAATATCCCTGAGACGTTAGTGTCATATGGACAATCGCTTGGGATATTTGCGCGTTCTGAAAATTAACTCTAATAAATACTTGAGTGCCAATTGTTATTTTTGATACAGATATCCCGTCAAGAGTCTTGTCTCCTTGTATTTTATTAACCCAAACACCTGACGAAGACAAGGTTGCCTGATCCTTTCCGCTTATACTAAATATAATTTTACCTCCTGTTGCCAGTGAGGTGTTTACTCCATTTTGAGATATTGGAATTATTGTAATTTCACCAGCAATGAAAACACCATTTTTGTATTTAGATTCCTCACCTTGTTCACAAATTAAAATATCAATACATCTACCCCATGGTACTAGGATTGTTGCATTTTCAGTTTTTACTTGTGGATATACAGCTGAAACACCTGCAGATTCGAAATTTTTTGCTGATAAAACAACTCCGTCAGATCCATTTCTAAATCCCATTCCTGTATGATCACCGTATGTCCTTCCATGAGAGATGAATCCTCTTACATACTCTTCGGATACTACGCTACCAGTGGTTTCCTTCTGAAAGATAAATGTTTCACCAAAAGAAAAACCACGACATTGGTATTGGCTCTGATAATTTTCTGAGTTCTTAAAAAAGGAAATGCCTTTATATGCTGTTACATAGCCAGATCTAAATTGAACGGAAACAGGGGTTGTTTGTTCATCTGGAGGTAACTCCACAAAATGTGTAACATTTTGGCTGTTTGATTCCTGTAACCATACAGAAACACCATCTATAATCATGGTTGAAAATCTACTGTTTATTTCTAACTCAGAAAAATCAAGAACATGATCACCTGTAACACCCTCAACTCCAAACCCATCAATACTTAAAGACCTGAACTGATAGAATTTATGCGGTAACTCACAACCATCAGCTGCAATATTCATTGCGCTAGTGTACATTAATGGGTAAGGACTTATAATTGGTTCATATGTTTCTCTATCTATTGCAGCCCCCCAAAGATACCCAACATTACAATGTCTTGCCCAGTTGGAAGAGAATGTAGTAGATGTGCCAGCCAAACCGAAACCATAGATACAATCATATGCTTGGTTGTTTGTAACATTACTGACAAAGCATGATAAGGGAAGTGCAAATTTATAATGTAGAAATATGTTATTTTTAATATCATATTCACTACCCCCGCCAAAGGTTTGTGTTTGACCAGAAATGACCAATGGGCTACCTGAATATTCATCGTCAGCGTTGCGAAAACACATATTCTTTACTTTAAGATTGTGCCCCCAACTTCCCATAACAAAACCACCACTTCCTGATGTATAAACAATACTTTTTTGTGGATTAATCCCATATAGATTTAGACTAATCCCTTCCCATCTAAACTGGCTAATGTCAATTTGAGTGTTACCAATATATATAGGCTGGTCTATGAAAACAGGAAGTTTAGTTAGATAAGCTTTATTAAGTGCTAATCCATCATTTGTTACACCTGTTAAATCAACGCCACCCATGCTTGGCGCTCTAGGATACCCTGTGGCCTGAATAGTACTCCAGTCAATATATGGAGCATCCATCCACGCTCCAAACATACGTGGTGTTACGTACCCCTTACCTTGAAGATCACGTTTCCAGCGTTTACCACCCGCAGTGACAATGACCATGCCGTTATCATCTGCAGAAGTAGAATCTGTGAAATCGGCCACAAACAGACCACCACCAGTATCACCTGATACTGTCGGCTTCATGCCTGTAGTGTGGAAGTCGACGAAAATCTTTTGCTGATCTCGCTCAGGCTCAATTGTCCTTAACATTGCTATATCAGGGCATGTCCCGATGTATTTAAGACCGTCTTCCCCTGATAGAGATACTTTAAGCTGATCAGGATCATACTTCAGCACATTTGGGAATTTGAACTGCTGTGCACCATATGCATCATAAACAGCCATAGAATGGCCTTGCACAGTTACGAACTTGGCAATCTGTCCGTTATATACCGGATATCCAGCATCGTTAATGATGATTGGTTGCGAAACAGGAACGTGAGAACCGTCTTCATTCTCCACATAAACCTGAATCTGGTTTTCAGGATTTACCGGGTCAGTGTCAATTTTACCGATATAAATTTTGCCATTGGCTACGGCTTTAAAAGAACGAGCCATAGTGAAGAGTTGCGAAGGCATGCTTACCACAACATTTGCGGTGATATCTGACATTTCATTGCTCCAGACGAATGATATGATGCAACCATGATGTGATTGCATACCGAAATGGTACTATTGAGTATTTATCCAGTAGGTTACGATGCCATTCCACCCAACTGGTGAGGCATCAAGGATGTACAGCAAATACGACGAGGCGCAGTTTCACTTGAGACTTCCGCATGAACTCCACGCGAAAATTAAGCAGCGTGCGAAGATGAATAACAGGTCGCTGAACTCAGAGATAATTGCAGCGATTGAAGAATCATTGGCTAAACAAAGCTCTGCATCAGTTTACATTGACGATGCAGAGCGTATGGCAGAACAACAATCTGATATAGTTAAGAAAATTGTCTTTGATACGCTCAAAGAGCTATATAAAAAAGACAGCAGCTAACCATCAGTTACGGAGGATTTATGCAAAGAGATATGATGAATATTGCGTTCTACATATTTGGTTTTTGCACGTTCCTGGTGTTTGAAAAGCTATTCTGACAAAGCATCAGACTTAGCCCCCTGCGTCAGAGCGTTAATTGCCTTTTGTGCCTGCTGCATTGCTTTCTCAAAGGCTGTTGATCCGCGTGGGGTGTTTGCCATTCGGAGCATTGCATTTCTGAATGGTTCGCTCTCATAGGCGCGAGTAAGAAGTCCGTAGCTTACCGCTGCGCCAGTTGTCGCCGGGTTCATTGCCGTCCCATACCCGATAATGAACGGGATGGTTTGCTGCCCTGTTGGTGTTGTTACTGCCGCTTTTGCAGCCTGCTGCGTGGATTGCAGGTAGTTTTTCAATCCTTTCAGATAAGCAGCGTCCTGCCCCTTAAATGTGATGCCAGTCTGGTTTTGCAGGATGTTAAGCTGTCGAAGGAACTGGTCAGGGGATCCGCCAGATTTCTCCATCGCCTTTCCAATGATGCCATTGCGCATTTGCGCCCTGCCAACACGACCAACTGAGTTATACAGAGTCTTAATTTCCGATTTGTTCTTGCTGAATATCATGTTGTTGACAACTTCCGGCGTCAGATCGCCTTTCATGAGAACATTCTTCAGCCTGGTATTCTTTAGTTTCGCTGCTTCGTCAGCATAGACGGCATTGGCCTGCTGATATTTACGGAGAGTATCGTTGCCAAGATTCTGACCAATGGCACCATTGATATCGTCGGTCATTGCCTTGTAAACGCGCTGAATGGCAGCATCGGAACGGTTTGGTAGCACTGGTCGTTCACCCTTCACGTCCATTCTGAACTGGCTGCGCAGATCGCTTAATTGCTTCAAATCCAGATTTACCGGACCATCAGGACCAGCATTGCGAATAAGCTCATCACGATAGGATTGAAGTTTTGAAATCGTCTCGCTATCAGCGACCTTACCAAGCTTCTGCAGGTTAGATATCTCAGTATCAATCTGCTGAATTGCTCGCACAGGCTGAATGTTTACTCCAGCCATAGCATTCTGAACCTGCTCCAGTCGATTACCGGCAGCACGACGAATTCCTGATGTTTTCGCTTTAAGGCTGTCAATAACAACTGCCGGATCGTACTCGCCGAATTTATCAGCAAATCTCTGCACCAACTGGCTTCTCGCTTCCTGTTGCGTTGCTCTCATTCCGCTTGTGCCAGCCAGAGGGATATTTTCTGCTGTAGTCTGCGCCATTTTTCCGACGCGGGAAGTTGGTTGTAACAGGTCTGTGGTGTGCAGAGGAACTCCTTCACGCTCTGCAAATCTGATAGCCTGTTGCGCTTCTGGCGCAATAGAACCACGAACGCCACGATAAGCAGCACCTAACCCACGTCCGGCAGCGTTAATAGCACTGCCAGCCAGCACACCAACGCCTAAATCGGTGGCGAGTGCTTCCGCATCATCTTTCGCACTATTTGCAGCAAGTGATCCAACTGCGTTCTCAGCGAGAAGGCGAGTTGCCCCCTGAGCAATTCGACCAGCAAGTGTTGGTGCCTGTGCTGCCGCTCTCTCAACGCCAGCAGGAGTGAGGTAAGGCAATGCTTCAGCAAATACCCTTCCCTCTGTCGTTTGTGGAGTCAGCGCGCCTTGCTGAAGGCCAAAGCCCTGCTCTAATCCCTGCGTTGTTACTCGTGGCGCTGGTTGATATGTACCATCGCCAATACCGAGTTTACCGCCAGCCCAAGCCGCAGCGCTTGTTACAGCATCGGCAACTGATGCAGGTATGTTTGCCACGTTCACGCCAGCCTGCACCAGTCCGCGACCAGTCTCTTTTACTGCTTCGCCAAGATCAGACATAAATCCATTTTGCTGTGGTTGTTGCTGTGCTACTGGTTGTTGTGTCTCCACTGGCTGCACAGATGGCAATGGATAGGCAGCATAGAAAGCTTGCTTAGCCTGCTCTGCATTGTCTCCGGCTTGCGGGGCAACGACTTCATTGAAGTATTGCTCCTGAGCCTGCACTTTTTGTTCTGGTGCTAACGCCTGATACTGTGGAGAGGCGATAACATCTTTCCATGCTTTAGCCATTAATCACCCCATAGTGAAGAAAAGTTACTGCCAGTAGTAGATTGTTGCCCTGGCATATTCTGCACCGGCTCCTGATAATCAAACTGTTTTTTAACAGTGTTCAACTTGCTTTCAAGCTGATTTCTAATCTTTCCGATAGAGTCACGAAAAGCCTTTTCACTCATTTTGGGGCTTAGGGCACCAACCGCATCGGATAATTTTTTACCCTCAGCATCTGAAAGAGCGCCCATACCCTTCAGGGACTGCACCATAGGAAGGAATGTTTGAGCTTTAAAGGTGTCGAGCCTTGCTTCAAAGTTAGCTGCATCAGAGCCAGGAACTGTCGGAAACGCTGAGCGAATTCCTACTGCTTTTGAAAGGCCGGGGCTTTGCTCTATCTCGTTGAGAGAATCAAGCGCGGTGCTGAACGTATCAACTGCACCCTGAGCGGCGGCCTGCCTGTCAGCGCGTGCTATGTCAGCCTTTTGCCGAACATCTTCCTGTTTCTGTTTTAGCTCTTCAAGCTTTAACTGATTGCTTTCTCTGGCTATCTGTCTGTCCAGAGCCTTTTCTTGTAATTCTGCTCTTTGTATTTCACGGGAAAGAGCAGCATTCTGTGCGCTGATGTTCTGTCCACGTATCTGGATGTCCTGACCTCGAGCTGTTAATGCTTCTCCTGCCTGATTGCTGCGGATTGTCTCTGCCAGTCTGCCTCGGTCAATCTCACGACCAGCCATCTTGTCCTGAACATTGAAGTAGTCAATCGGACCGAGAGCAGCCATCCCAAGGTGATCAACAAACTCACCAAATCCTGAAGGATTCTGCTGATACATCTGAGAAACGCTGTTAGGGTCAACACCGACGCGCGCCAGCTCCTTGGCGTTGTTTTGCAGCCATGATTGCATTGCTTCTGGAGACGAGGCCGCAAGGCGTGCGCCAGCCGCTAAGGTGCCTATAGAATTGCGCTGGTCTTCGTCTGCCCACTTCATACCAGACTGAATCTTCTCTAATTGACCAGGATATTTGGTCATCAGATCTCGAACCTGCTGTCGATCACCTGACTGGATGGCTGCCGCATATTCTTTTTGGAATGCAGCATCCGCTTCCTGTTGCTTTGCGGCTTGATATGTTTGAGCGACACTACCCAGTCCCTGCAACGCCTGAAGGCCGATGTTATTGCGACCTGAACGCTCCATTTCGTTGTTCTGGCGAATATAGGCCAACGCCTCACTTACATCACTTGCCTTTGGCGCATTTGAGTTTTGCCCACCGATACCAGCAAGAAAACCGCCTGAGTTGATTCCTTGTTGCCAAGTAGCCATATTCCCACCTTAAAACAATGATCCAAGACCACCGATAATGCCGCCACCAATAGCGCCAACAGCCGTACCTATTCCTGGCACCACAGAGCCAATCATCGCCCCTGATGCCGCACCGCTCATGGCACCGCCCAAAGCTGATTGCAGTCCTGATGGTCGGTTAGCATTAGCCGCAGATGCTGCCGCCTGCTGTTGATACAATTGGCTGACGTTGTTAGCGTAGTTCTGTCCGGCATTTGCCTGACCTGTAAGAGCACCAAGGCCGATATTTGCCAGATTGTTGTAGTTGTTCATCTGACCTGACAGCCAGTTTTGACCGAGTGTAGGTGCGATTGCTGCCAACTGGTTTCCTGTTGCTGTAGAGCCTAATCCACCAGTTGCCTCTGCTGCTGCCAGACTCTGGTAACGCGCCTGCCCTGCAAGGTCTTTGTACTGCTGGGAGTTGTAATACTGGTTAAGAGCCTGACCTTGCCCCTGAAGAGAGGAAAGATTCTGCAACTCTGATACGTACTGTTGAGCGAGTGGCGTGAACGGTGCAAGGTTTTGCATGTTCGTTTGCCACATTTCACGCTGCAGTTCGATACCCTTTTCAGTTGCGCGTGCCTGGGCTTTTGAACCGCCATCACTGCCACCTTTGCAGTAAACAGCTTTGCTGAGGTGCTTATTGGCAATCTGGAAAATTAACATTCTTTAGCTCCTCGTATTTTGAGCGCGGTAACTGATAAATCGTGATGCCTACAGGCTTTCCATTGCTGGTATAAGCATCATCAAGGTGACCAACACGGGTAGCGCCAAGCAAACGGATAATTGACCGTCCGTATTTCGTGGTGTCAGGAACCATGGTAATGCTGTTAAGGAATGGTGAGTTTTCGAGAAGCCATTTGCAGAATAATCGATGCCCTTGCAGTGCATATTCGCCACGGAATCCGGGGTCATACACCGCATGGCATTCAACAACGCTATGCCAGAAGTTACGCACTTCATGAACGCCAGCCAGCACTAATCCTTCGTAGATGCCGAGATATACCGCATCAGGCTTGATGTAGTATTTATCTCCACTGTCTACGATATTTCCCGTGTTTGCCGGGTTATTGAGGAATTCTGCAAGCTTCACCGGATTATCGATGAGCTTTATTTCCATCACTGCTCCGCAATGATTTTGATGGTTGTGGCAGTAAACGACGCACCATTCGACTGAACGGTTAACGTACTGCCATTTGTGGCAAGAAAGCCGTCTTTATCCACACTGAAGAACGTAGCTAACAAGATGTTATCGGTTGTTGTCGCTGAGTTGCGACTGCTTACCAGTGTGTCAGGAACAGAACCTGAAAATGTTAGTTGCATTGACCTGTTGGCGGTTCCGCTGGGCCACGTCCCGACGATCGACAGCTTGAAGAACAAGGTTTTGTTCTCGTTGAACACAACCATCTTGTTGTTAACGGTGTCGAAGAATGGTGCCAACGTGCCGGATGACGGCGTGAGCGTTTTCAGCAGGCTAACAAGGTTGGTCGGCGCTGTCGGGATGGTTACCGATACTCCTGAGTAAACAACCTCTGATTTCTTGCGCGTGGTGGCATACTCAAGCGCAGATATTCTTGTTGAGTGATCACCAACTGTGCTTTGTAGCGTCGAAATACTTCCCTCTGCCGCTGTGAGCCTGGTATCAAGTGCGTCGATATCGGTTGTATTCTGAGTTATTCGCGCATCATGGTTTGCTAACTCAGATTCATTGGCAGCAATTCGCGTCTCGTGATCAGCCAGCTCTGTTTCGGCAGCCGTAATCCTTGTTTCATGATCTGCAAGAGTGCTTTCCGCTGCTGCAATTCTATGTTCATGATTGATGAGAGTTGCTTCAGCAGCTTCAATTCTGGATTCATGGTCTGCAAGGGTGACATCCTGCTCATCATTCTTCACCTGTGCATCATAAGCCCCCTTCCCTGCTTCGTTGGCCTTGTTAGCCACGTTACCAACATCAGTGCCCTGTGCGATAACGTAAAGCAGATACGACTGCGAGAAGATATTGCGTGGAAGAACTGATGTATCGAGCCGCGTAGCCTGGATGATTACTGGCTCATTGAGATTCGAATCAGCCATTACTCAATCCTTATCTGGCAGCCAGACAGAGTGACAGGTGACTTCGTGATAACGCGCAATTTGAATCCGACATTTTTCCTGATGCGCCCGACTCGCTTCCACAAAACGCGTTTGTCGTAAACGAACGGTTCATTCTGCTCAATCATCTGCTCACGTCCGTAATTGATGCCGTCAGTGGTTGCAGAGAGAAAAAGGCGGTCGGCGTACTGCGCAACGCCAGTTGACGATTCAACCTCAAAGTCAAACACCCTGGCGTTATCCGCTTTGAACAACGGAGTAAACAGCAGGTGTTCCTGTTGCTTGTCGTACTGACTGCTGATATCGAATTGCAATTTCCCGGTCACCGATTCCAGCTTATCGCCGCACGTTATCTGATTTCCTTCGTAAATGAAGTCGATAGCGCGGTACACATCGTCATACAGTCCTGTTTTCAACACACACCATTGCGGACCATTGGCGCTTGAAGATGCGTCGTAAACAAGAACATGGCGCGGAAGATGGATAATCAGCAGCTCATGCGCATCAAATCGCAGAGACTCCATCACACCATCAGCCAGTTCATCAGCAGTGTAGGAGCGTAGTATTTTCTCAATGCTCGCGCTGGCGATTGGTGATACCTGACCAGAGCCGATGATGTACACAGACGGCGCACCTGTTGCCGGATTGCTGATGAACGCATATGAATCAGAGAATGGCGTTTTGCAGTAAGTCCCGGCAATGCCTTTCTGCACCATCAGCGATGGCTGAGCGACATACAAAGCAGCACCAACTGTGGTTGCACCAGTCAGGGAGAAATATTCAATCGTCGATGAACCAAAGCAGACGATGAAGTCTCGCCATGTGCCGATACCGATGATGCCGTCCGGCTGCGATTCTGCGCGATATTGTGCGCTGTAACGGTCAGGATGCGATTCGTCTTCAAGGTCAGTGATAAACCATGAATCAGTTCCGTCTTTTGACCACGCATAACGCCCGCGTAAGCGCGTAATGTCACGAACAGAACCTAACTCATACTGCGTGAATCCGCTATCTGTAGGCCAGTTTGAGACGGTTTTAACCGTGCCATCATAGCGGTATTCGACCAGTTGCCCGTTAACACCTACCGCCTGTGATGTCCGACCATGAGCCATTGATACACGACCACTTCCGGCAACGTCACCGACTTCACTTTCGCCTTTGTACAGCTTGCCACCACACACGCGATAAACAGCATTCTGCGCCATGTTGTACTCGACGCCGCGCGATACACCGTTTACATCAGAGCGTTTGGCAATGCCAGGGAATGAGCGAAGATATCCGCTGCTGTTCAGGATTTCTTTGGGTGTAGCCAGCATATTCACTGGCAGATAGTCGATATAGTCGGCGTTTCGAAAGTCTTTTCCGACACCTTTCATAAGCGGAAGTTGCTGAATCGGCATTTATTCACCTCACGTACTCGGATCATCTTTCTCGATGTAAAACCGATTCCACGTAAACGCGCTTTTGTTACCACTACCGCGAGGCATGTCATTTCGCCGCTCAAGTGGTGGTATTTTGGTTAAAGCGATGCAGATTGTCTGATATGCACTGTCAGCAGCGGTAAGGAGAGCGTCTGACGGCTGAATGACGTTATCCATGCACACTTGCACAGCGAGTTTCAAAGCGACGCCATCATTTGCCCATGCAGGGATACCTGAATCATCGTCAGGTAACGGCATGATGCCGTTTTCTGTATCAGCAAACTGATACCCAAGCTCGATACCTTTTGCCTGCCATGCTGCCATCATGTCTTCGAGGTCATTAATGGCATCTTCAATTGCCTGAGGGTCAGCATCTGTCAACGTGGCATTGGAATACAGCCCAGCTTTTCGTAAAGCCTTTAGAACGAGATCACCCTTCGTTTTCGCCATCTTCTTCCGCCTTAGCCACTTTTTGCTTCGTTGCGGTTTCTTCAGGGGTTTTTACCCAGCCTTTTTTCAGGTGAGATTTAACTTCTTCGTCATCAACAATGATGTAATCGACAGCAAACTGACCACAGGTGATCATGTTTCCAGGCTTATAGAGCATTGTTCGTGCCATTGTCTTCTCCCAATAAAAATGGGGCCGAAGCCCCACCAAAATTACTGCCCAGCAATAACGATGCCCGTATATTCAGGAACAAGTACAGAGCAACCGTACAGAGTGGTGAAACGAGCAGTGGTTGCGCCTTTGATGTGGTCGAAGGCGTAAGACATGATCAGCGTAGCGCCCTGCTCGGTGGTTGCTGTCATTACCTGTGGACCCTGACCAGTCGGGAACGCCAGTTTGCCGTACATCAGCTCAACAGAACCATCAGCCCAGAACAGGTTAGCAGGTGCTGCGTTCTTGTTGAGAATGGTGATTGCTGCTGATGCTGCCGGTTTGGCATCGACGTTTGCATATGGACGACTCGCAACATCGGTATTTTCAACAGGGAGAATCTTTGGAGAGATTGTTACGGTAGTTCCGCTAACAGCCAGAACACGGAATACCTGCGGTTGCCCGGTGGTATCTTTTGTGATCTGGTGTACGGAATTCACACCGGCAATGGTGAACGCATCACCAACCTGCAAGCCAGATGCAGATACCGTAATAGTCCCCTGTCGGTTATCAACTGGCATACCATTTGAATCTTTCGCTTCAACCTTGTGTTCAGGTTGGTCTGATACTGTCAAGGATTCAGCGCTTCCTTTCGGTAATCGACCAGAAATATCGGTCTTGTAGCTATCAAAGGAAGCAACCGGAGGGATCTGCGCTTTTTCGTATGCTGTCAGGGTTGCGCCCTGAGCGTAGGCACGGTGACCAAGCTCGCCAGCAAGGTCTTTGTAGTTGAAGGGGTTCCAGAAAGAGCGACGGTTGATACCCTGAGGTACACCAATCGCCGTCATGGTGGCATCAATATCTGCCGCACCATTCCACAAGGCAAGGCCCCGTGAGCCATTTTCTGAGGCAGGAATTGCGACCACGTTAGTAGCACGCTGCGTGACCATGGAAATCAGGTCAGAGTCAATCTGTGCAGCAAGGCGCATACCTGCGGCGCGACCAGCTTCAGTTTTATGTTCCGGGTCACGCATTTCACGCGCATCCAGAGTGTACAGAATGTTTTTCGGCTCCTTGAACACAGAAGGAACAAGGCGCTGAACCAGTGCTGTAGGCGTTTTGCTGCTGAGATCGAGGCCTTCCTCAATGTTCATGTGGTAATGCTGCGGACGATACAGAACATCACCTGCTCGCTGCATTGCTGTATCACCGGGACGGAATTTTTTAGCGTTACGGGAAACTACGCAGGCGGACTCAAAGCCTTCAACGTAGTTTTCGAACATGATTTCAAGGTCTTTTGCTAATTGGTTAGCCATGCTTAATGCTCCGATAGGTTATTTTTTTGCCTTTTTAGCGGCGAAATACGGCGTCCAGTCACCAGTTTCCAGCGCCTTGGCTTTCAATTTGTCGAGGTTGTTGATTACTGCGCCGTTGCTCCCCTTAACTGTCGGGGTTGTGGCTGCCGTGGTTTTTGCTTTTGGCATGATTCTGGCCTTCGATTCGATACGTTCCAGCAGACGACCAATTGCTACGGGGTTGGTAGCTTCTGCCAGTTGCTTGCGCAGTTCAGCGTTGCGACCGAGTGCCAGAACAACGATTTCCGGCTTCTCTGACTCAAACAGGATCGCGTTTTGTGTCTCGATGGGGATTTCCTCGAGTACGGCCTGCTCAGCTTCCTGATAGCCAGGAACTTTGAGAGCCTTAACACGTTGCTGATATTTGGATAATCGCTCTTGATAGGCAGCCTGAAGCTCCTGCTCCTTCTGCTTGCGAGCCATCTCCTGTTGCTGGTACTTGCCGTTATCCTCTGCCCACTTAGCCATGCGTTGCTGGTAGATTTCTTCATCGAAACCGATGTCCTCATCATCCAGTTTTGGCATTCGCGGTGGTTGAGTGATTACCGGCTGCTGCTCGACGGGTTTCTGAGACTGACGCATCAGCTCTTTCAGCTCGCGGTCTTTCTCTTTAATCGTCTTGCGCAGGTGTTTTACCAGTCCATGCTCTGCGCTATCTTCGCTGGTTGGCGAATCCAGCTTTTCGTCACCAAAGTAGAATTCCTGTTCTGATTCGTCGTCATCAGTTTCAGTAGCTTCCTCTGCATCATTGCCGGAGGACTCACTGCCATCTTCTGTTTCGACTTCTTCAGCCAGCTCGACATCATCAGGAATCTGCTCTGACGCGTCGGTTTCGATTTCAACTTCTGGTGTGTTTTCTGCCATCTGGTCCATTTGTTACCCCTGTTTACTCGATGTTCAGCCCATCGGAAGGCAATAGGGTGCCAGGCCTCATAAAGACAGCCATTGCACGTTATGGGTTAATTACTGCTGTGGTTGTTGCTGAGTTGATTTTTGCAGGATGCTGCTGATGTCCATGCGCTGCGCATGGCCCTGAGCCTGACTTTTCAGGACAAGCTCTGCATCAGCACGGGCATTATCTCCTTGCTGTTGCTGGAACTGTCCGAGCAGTTTCAGAGCCTCGCGTATATCAGATTTCTGCTGGCTATCGGCAGATGCGAGGATTTTCACAACATTTGCCGCTGCAACCTGAGCATCAGTCTGTGCCTGGAATGCTTTAACCTGAATGGCTGCTTGTTCGTTCTGCGCTTTCTGCAATTCAGCCTGACCAGCAAGAAGCTGACCTTGCGCAGCAACCATAGCCGGATCTGGCTGACTGGCCTGTTGTTGTTTCGCCTGCTCAACCATTTGCTGTTCTTCAGGCGTTCTCGGCTTGATAACGCCAGACAGAAGCAACTGATTGCGGTTGTATTCTTTCAGGTCTTCCATCCCTTCGCCGTCCATATTGTCGAGAATCATCGACGATACAAGGTCATGCTTCGGCGTTCCTGGCGGGATAAGTGCCAGCATGGAAAGTAACGACTTAACCGTTGCATCACGGCGAGTAGCGAACGACTGACCGACATCGACAGTCACTTCATAGTTACCCTGCGAAAGGTCGTTAAGCGCGATAACCTGCCCTGTCTGACGGTCAACCACTTCACCAGTCATCAGCGCCACGTCATCGCTGCCGTCCTCATTAACGATACGCATCGGCGTATCACTGCCATAGACCTCACGCGCCATAGAAAGCCACACGACGCCAGCGCGGCGCATGGATTTAGCCATGTTGTCCATGTAGATATAGGACTGCGTGTCCATCCGGTTAAAGATGCTATCAACGGTATCGGTGGCGACGTTGCTCGGCATGTTCTCAAGCTGCGACGCACCTGTAATTTGCTGAATAGCAGTTCCGGTGTACTGCAATAGCCCGGCAAGAGCAGGAGGCATTTGTGTTGTAGGCGTATAACTGCTGACCTGAGCCTGCGCAGTAATATCGCCGTTTTTGTTTTTCAGACTGACCATCGGCAGGAACGCCGGGCGCTTTTTGTTGCGCTCAGCCCAATGAGTAGCGAGAGGACCAGGAATCATGTCAACATCAACTACAGGAATGCCATCACCGCCAGCCTGAGTAGCGTTATCTGCAATCATGGAAACCATCAGGTTCTCAAGACGCTGTGCATCCATCGCTTTTGCTGCGTGGCCTTCGATTCGCTCCTGATTATCAACAAATGAGCGACGCCCATATACCGGGATGAGAGGAATATGTTCGCCCGGAATGCGCTTCGGTTCTTCCAGCCATTCAGCGCCAGACAGAAGACCGCAATAAACGCGGCGCTTCTTCACCGTTCGCTCGCCAATCAGTTCGAATGCACCATCGGTCAGCTCGTCGACAATATCTTTGATTTGCTCTTCATCATAGATTGCCGTTTCTCCGCTAACAGGGTTACGCCATGCTGTGAGCTTCACCTTCTCTATGCGAACTTCGTAGTAGCGACCAACATAGATAGCATCAGGAGTTGACCAGTCATATTGAGTGCCAGTGTCATCACGAGAAAGGCTTGCCGCGATGGAATCAGGGTATTCAGCCTCGAACGCTTTAGGCGTCATGGAGAACATTTCCATAGCCCACATAGCATCAGAGCGGTCATATTGCTTGCTGTCCTGATCGAAGAAGACGCATGTCGCTGGGTCGTAAACAGGAAGAAGGCTTATACGGCGTTGCTCGTTACTCGGATCCATTTCATCTTCGTAATCGGCACACATGCGGAAACAACCGAATCCGCCCGTTACAGCATCATCAAATGCGTTATCACACGCTTCGCCACCGGATGTTTCCTGATAGTCAGCGCGGAATTTGCCGTTCATCTTTTCGGCCAACGCTTCCGATGCCTTATCGTCCTTCGGCCTGAATTTAACGCTGATGCGATTCTGTCGATACTCGCCAATGATGCGATCACATTCACGGGCAATCTTATTCAGTTCAAAGCGCGGGTAATGCTCAAACCTGCCCTCATCAAATGAGTAACCAGCGTTTGTGCTGCCTTCCCACTGTGCGCCGGACACCCGTACGAAACGTTGAGCCTCAATAATCTGCTCACGCATATCCTGCGTTGCTGACCAGGCATTATCAAAGTTGCACAGCACCTTGCGATGCCAGTCAGTCATCTTTTTTTCTGCCATATCAACCTACACCACAAGGAATTGAGTAACTGGAATAGTCTGGTTGCGCAACCGACTCCGGGCAATGCATACACATCATCAACGCATCAGCCAGGTTAGGAGATGGAATACCGAGCTTCTGCTTCATTTCGACCTTAGTCATTAGCTCCAGCTTCCCGTTGTTATTGAATTTGCGCTGAATCTGCGTCAGTTCTGCAAACAGTTTCTCCAGCATCTTCTCGCCTATCGCTTCTTTGTCGAAGCTCAGCATGTCGTCGGGGTCTGCATACTCACCGTGGACAACCGCCCGATATGTCAGATACAGCCTGTCAGCCAGCGCGTAATAGAATTGCGCTCGCTTATTGCGGAATACATCGCCAATAGTGCGAACGTTGTCACCCTGTACGACTTCATCAGCCCATGCTCCGGCCTGATACGGAGCATCTTCATCGAATGGCGATTCGCTGCCCTTGAACATCGTGGCGGTGATTTTCTTACCGGAGAACGCTTCCGTTGTCTGTCTGCGTAGCCCTGCACCGACACCATCGCCATCCCACAGGTAATGGTCAGCGCCGTCTTCAATCGCCAGCGAAGTAGCCCAGTCAGCACCCTCGTTGATGTCCATCAGCAGACCTTCGGCAATGCGCTTAACTACCGAACCGTGACGCGATGCATAACCTTTAGCATCTGGCCCTGTATCTGATGGGTCATGCGCAGAGACAACAGCGCCTTTCGCTTTCCATCCGAGTTTCTTGTGCGCATCGGTTGCGGCTTCAAGCCATTCACGTTTGATGATTGCCATATCACTTGCGCTTACTGGCTCACCAAGCCAGATGTGACGATACAGTGTCGGGTTTCTGCGTTTACACTCTTCCATCTCCAGACGGAGAACTTCAGGAAAGTGCGGGTTGTCGGTGTAGTTCACCGTCAGCAGACAAATATCATCGGGAGGGTTTACTACGAATCGCTGATAGGTATCGTCGAGGATGTTTTTCGGGTTGAAGCTCACCCATATTTCGGAAAATGGCTTGCGGATGGTTGGTATCAGGATATCCCATGATTCCTTCGTTACCGCTTCCGCTTCCTCCACCCAGCAGATATCAATGCCTTCGAGCGATTTAATCTTCGTCGGGTTGTTTTTGATGCCGTAGAACATGAACTCAGCATTCGTCCCGAGATGACGAATCATGGAACGCTGAATTTCAAACTCAGCCGTATACCCTTCACGCTCTATGGTGTCTTCAAGCAGCCGGATTACCGAATCGCTGATACTGTTTTGCAGTTCACGAGCGCAGAGAATACGCACTGGCTGCCGACGCGCCGCTTCAACAAGCAGTCTCGCAATTGCCCATGATTTACCGCTACCTCGACCGCCTTTGGCGACTTTGTAGCGATGCGCCTCAATGAACGGTTCAAAGATAGGATTAATCGAGGTCATTTTCCGAATAGAGTACTCATCGGTGATGTTTCAATCTGGATTGCGCCGCCGTCTTTGCCTGTTAGCTCGTGATCAACCTTGTCGCGCCATTTATCCTTCTGTCGGTTCTTAAGCCAGAAGATGGCAGCTGTTGTATCAGGCGGGTAATACTTCTCAAGAGGAGTTTCGACAATTCTGTTTTCAATAACACGAATATCGATGTCTGGAGCCACGAAGCCCATAGCGCGTTGATAAAGACGGTCACTAACTTCTGCATCAGCGACGGCCTTACCCTTTTTTATGGACTCCGAAAACTCAGGATAATCAAGCTTCCACTTGTTAATAGTTGACTCACTGACTTCGAAGAAATCAGCAAGCTCTGCATCGGTGTAGCCCAGCAAGCACAGTTTGCGTGCCTGTTCGGCATACGCCTCTTGATACTTTGTTGGGCGCGCCATGTTTATGCTCCGGTGGTGAACAGGTCTAACGCTTCCTTCGATTTACGCACCGCTTCGATAGTGCGGGTCGTGATATCTGAATTAGCGCCGCCTGACTGGAAGTGAATTTTGAATAGCTCAAGCTTCAGTTCGTCAGTGCCAATGAACTGAAATGCTTCCTCTGCGGCTGCGTTCTGGTTCATGACCAGCTTGTAAATCTCTAACTGGAATTTCTGTTCTTCAGTCATGGGAATAATCTCTGCCATTGTTGGCTCCGTTTATCCGTTAAAAGGGATATCAGTTAAGTTATCCCGTGTAGGGTATAAGCCATTGTCGAGACCACTCATTGAATGGTCTCTGCAATAACCGATGTCTTTCCATCAGTCCGCCACCACAAAGAATCTTTTTTGCCATAAGGCAGGAGGTTCATCTTTCAGTGGCTGCCAGTGTTATTCCCCCACTTACTGGCTTGGGTTGTATCGCTGTACTGCCGTTAATTAGTGACCAGAAATTAACTCCGGTTTCATTATCAAGCCCACCAGTAGATGGGCTTTGTAATGAAGAGTTGTTATGAAAATTGCTCTAAACAAGCATTAATAGCCATCAGAAGTAATCGCTACAGATTTCAATCCCTCAATGTCATCCTTGGACAGGGCGAACCATTCACCGTGCTTTCTCTTTGCGGCAAATTTGCGATGAAGCATGTTTTCAGTTTCTCTTCCACCAGGGATCAGGCACTCAAGCTTCAAGCAGTCTGGTCCAGAGTTGCCAAGCGATTTGATGCGTTGTGGAATGTTGGATGAATACCCAATTTTGGTTAGCCCAGTTTTCTTCGATGACAAAACGTATACCTGAGGAGGTTCTTTTCTCTGGTCTTCCATTACACGTCTCATTGTTGCCATAAGTCCGCCGTGCATCAGCATTTCAACAAAGAACGCTGACCGAACACCTGACGACTTAAGCATGCCAGAAAATTCACTTGCCAATTCCATTAACTCTGCGATGTTTTCAGGAACTTTTTGGCAGTTATCTTCCTTGTATAAGGAAATCATTCTTTGAAGCTTTTCTTCTAATTGGTTCATAGCGTCTTTACCTTTTAGAAAGTGAGCCTGTCTCACAGAAAAGCCGCCCCGAGATGGTCGCCACCATATACGGCAGTTCTCAGGCTCAACTTTCTGAAAGGCTCGGGTGATGTAATATGCGCGTGAGATGCGCTGTGAAATTCAGATGTAAAAAAAGCCCCGCATCGCGAGGCTCATTAAATGGACTTTGTGATTTGCAAAAAAATTATTTCAGGCACTGAGTCCTGATGTACTCCTGCAGGTAGTTAACCTGCGCGGTTATCTTGTCGATTCCACTTCGGAGACGGTAATAATTGAGTTCAGCATCTGCTGTAAGTCTTGGGCTTTCTCCATCGCCCATGCTGCTGGCTCCGGTCGTTGACTTTGCACAGGTGGCGGCGACTTGCAGGCGCTTACGCCCAGCAGAAACATCAGCACGAAGGCTTTCGATAGTAGCGTTAGCATCAGCAAGCTCCTTTGTGTATCTGGCGTCGAGTTCTGCTACATCACGTTGACGCTTCTGCATATCAGCGATGATGGATGTGGCTTTGTCGCGCTGGTCTTTATAGGCGATGGCGTTATCACGGTAATGATTAACAGCCCATGACAGGCAGACGATGATGCAGATAACCAGAGCGGAAATAATCGCGGTTAACCTGCTCATACCTCAATCTCTCTGACCGTTCCGCCTGCTTCTTTGAATTTTGCAATCAGGTTGTCAGCCTTATGCTCGAACTGCCCATAACCAGCCCCCGGCAGTGAAGCCCAGATGTTGCTGCAACGGTCGATAGCCTGACGGATATCACCGCGATCAATCATCGGCAAAGCGCCACGTTCCTTAATCTGCTGCAATGCCACAGCGTCCTGGCTTTTCGGAGAGAAATCTTTCAGGCCAAGCTGCTTACGATAGGCATCCCACCAACGGGAAAGAAGCTGATAGCGACCGGCTGCTGTTGATTTGAGTTTTGGGTTTAGCGTGACAAGTTTGCGAGGGTGATCGGAGTAATCAGTGAATAGCTCTCCGCCAACAATGACGTCATAACCATGATTTCTGGTTTTCTGACGTCCGTTATCAGTTCCCTCTGACCACGCCAGCATATCGAGGAACGCCTTACGTTGATTATTGATTTCCACCATCTTCTACTCCGGCTTTTTTAGCAGCGAAGCGTTTGATAAGCGAACCAATCGAGTCAGTACCGATGTAGCCGATAAACACGCTCGTTATATAAGCGAGGTTGCTACTTAGTCCGGCGAAGTCGAGAAGGTCACGAATGAACCAGGCGATAATGGCGCACATCGTTGCGTCGATTACTGTTTTTGTAAACGCACCGCCATTATATCTGCCGCGAAGGTACGCCATTGCAAACGCAAGTATTGCCCCGATGCCTTGTTCCTTTGCCGCGAGAATGGCGGCTAACAGGTCATGTTTTTCTGGCATCTTCATGTCTTACCCCCAATAAGGGGATTTGCTCTATTTAATTAGGAATAAGGTCGATTACTGATAGAACAAATCCAGGCTACTGTGTTTAGTAATCAGATTTGTTCGTGACCGATATGCACGGGCAAAACGGCAGGAGGTTGTTAGCGCAACCTCACGCTACCCGCTTTCACGAAGCCAGCCATTACGCTGGTTTTCTTTTATGCAAAGCACACCGCACCGTAGCCACAGCGGATAAGGTGATTATTTTTGTCTGTCTGGTATTTGGGTTGATGTGCTTTCAGAAAGGTCGTGATTAAAACGCAAAAAGCCCCGAGCTATTAACTCAGGGCTTTATTTAACGAGTGCATTTATCCATCGTTTGGTCAAATTTACCCAACTTTATTCAAAAAGTCAATATCATGCCGTTAATATGTTGCCATCCGTGGCAATCATGCTGCTAACGTGTGACCGCATTCAAAATGTTGTCTGCGATTGACTCTTCTTTGTGGCATTGCACCACCAGAGCGTCATACAGCGGCTTAACAGTGCGTGACCAGGTGGGTTGAGTAAGGTTTGGGATTAGCATCGTTACAGCGCGATATGCGGCGCTTGCTGGCATCCTGGAATAGCCGACTCCTTTGCATCTTCCGCACTCTTTCTCGACAACTCTCCCCCACTGCTCTGTTTTTGCTATATCAACCGCACGGCCTGTACCGTGGCAATCTCTGCACCTTGCTCCCGGCGTCGCGGCACTACGGCAATAATCCGCATAAGCGAATGTTGCGAGCACTTGCAGTACCTTTGCCTTAGTATTTCCTTCAAGCTTTGCCACGCCACGGTATTTCCCCGATACCTTGTGTGCAAATTGCATCAGATAGTTGATAGCCTTTTGTTTGTCGTTCTGGCTGAGTTCGTGCTTACCACAGAATGCAGCCATTCCGAATCCGGCTTGTGATTGCGCCATCCCCATAGCAGCCATCACATCAGTACCGGAAAGAGAGTCAGAAGCCGTAGCCCGTGGTGAGTCGCTCATCATCGGGCTTTTTGGCGAATGAAATTTAGCTACGCTTTCGAGTCTCATGCGCCTTCTCCCTGTACCTGAATCAATGTGAGATTTCCGCAGAACACTGCGCCGGTATCGATATACATCTGGTTGGCAAACTTGAGTGGTTTCACTGCTGGCGTATGACCAAAGATGAACGTGTCCGCGCCTTTGATTTCTTTCACGATCCCGTCTTGTGAGTTGCTGATTCGTTCGCGGTTCCAGATTACCTGCTGATGATCAACTGGCTTTCCAAACTCGTATTCGTCACAAGGATAATCGGCGTGGGAGATGACATATTTTTTACCTTTGCTCACCAGTTCGATGATTAACGGAAGTTCTTCTGCTTTATGGGCAAGAGCTTTAGCCAGAATTTCTTTGTCGTAATCGAGATTAAAGAACCAGCCACCGCCATTAAGCAGCCAGTGATTAACGCTTCCACGCTCTGATAAGCCATCAATCATCATTTGCTCATGGTTTCCACGTACAGCTCTGAACCAGGGGAATGTGATTAATTCCAGGCATTCGACGTTCTCTGCACCGCGATCGACCAAATCGCCAACCGAGATAAGCAGGTCTTTTTTGGTGTCGAATCCTATCGTATCCAGTTTGTTCATAAGGTTCGTGTAGCATCCGTGCAGATCGCCAACTACCCAAATATTTCGGTATTTGCTGCCATCAATTCTTTCGTAATAGCGCATCTCTTTCACTCCATCCGCGATGAACCATAAGAACGTCGTTGACTATGGCGTGCATTTTCCCGTCTTTATCATCAACGTATTTTCTGACCGTACCGCGACTACATTTCAGTCTGCGTGCTACTTCTGTCTGGTTTCCGTATGCTTCAACGAGCATGTCTGGAATGGTTTTTACTGAGAACGTCATGCGGCCTCCAGTAGCTCTGTAATCATTGGCAAACTCCCGCATGTTTCAGTCACAACCAACACAAGCATTCCACCTTTAATCGCCTGATAGCGCTTGATGCGCATATCGTCTATCTGACCGTCATCCAGCCAGAAGCCCGCACTGGTGAGTGCGTCAAAAACGGCTTTGGGCAGATTGTCCAAATCTCGTTTACGGTTATCGGGAGGTGCTGCGTGGATGGTTATTCTGATGCGAGGTGTGATTTTGATGTCTAGCTGTTGTTGCTGGATTATTTCGATTACTTCTTTTCGGTATCTCTTCCCCCAATCGCTGATGTAGTGGATCCCTCTTGAGTGTCGCCAATATCGGTTGTTTGAAGGAGGCCACGGCAATTTTATTCGGTAGGTTTTCATGACTTAATCTTCCCCTCATTCAGCAGTATCGCCTGCGTCCTGATCACACCTTCGAGGTGGTAAAGTCTGGCGTCTTTGTTGTCGAGATTATGGGTGCGTCGGTCGATTTCATCGTGACACGCGCTACAAGCCCATGCGCCGATCAGGTCGTCAGGCTTCATTCCCGTTCCGCAAATTCCAGCCATCCGGTAATGTGCCAGAACTGTAGTTTCAGGGTTGCCATTGCATACGCCGTAAATACGTACCTGGCATTCTCTGCCGCGTGCTTCTTTGCGTAGATTAGCCATTAAGCAGCCTCCCCTGTTACTTTCAGCATTCCGTTATCGAGCAGCTTTCTGGTCAGCCACTGTTGACCACGCCCGGTGATTTTTGTGGTGAACGATATCTGTATTCCGTGATTTGTGTTGACCGCTGTTTCTTTCACTGTGAAATAGCCGCGATCCATATATTCCTGCATTGGCACATTGCGCCGGGTACCTGAAGCAATAAGGATTTTGTGATCGCGCATCCACGCAAACAGTTTGTTTGGACCAATACCGACAACCTTTGCAAAGTTTCCAATCAAAATTCCGCTGGCCTCGCCAACGCGATCGGCAAACTCAACTTTAGGTGCGGCAATTGCGAGCTGGTTTTCCAGTTGCATTTTCTGCTCAGCAAGGTCAGCAGCAAGGCGCAACGCTTCTGGTAGCGTTTTGGGGATATTAACCGCAGCTTCTTCAAGCTCTCGCCAGCGGTCAACAAGGCGAGCGGTGAACTCTGGCGACAACTGGGCAACAACAACAATACTATCTCGCTTACCTTGTTCGCCTTCGAAGACGTAATTCTCGTACTGAACATTGAACCCTAAGTTATTGATTCTTTCGGAAACCTCAATTTGAGGAAGCCGGATAACACCATTTTTAGCCAGCGTTTCGATGGTACGTTTCACATTGTCATGACGCTTACCAACCAACTCAGCGATTTCAATGCTTGTCATTTTGATGGCATTGCCATTTATTAACTCATTCATCGTCTTCTTCCTCGTACATTGAGCTATTCGGATCGCTCATCAGTTCTGCGCAGCAATCGGAGCACACGTGAACTTCCAGCACATGCAGCTTCTGACCGCAGTTAGCGCACGTTAAAGCCCGCTCGACGCTTTCTTGTTCGTAACTTCGATTTGGGTCAATCACCTTGTTTTCCTCATGCGGTTCCATTTGGCCTGTAACAGCCCGTAGACATAATCGAATGTCTTTACCTGGCTTTCTGTGGGGATTGGTTTCTTGCGGGATTTGGTGCGTTTGGTAGGAGTAAAAATCAGGTTGTCTAACGCTATTTGAGTAATGCTTCGTCGCTGTCTCGCCACACGTCCTCCTTTTCCTGCGGTAGTGGCAAAACTCCTGTTGGTGTTCTTTCACACCGGAGACACCATCGATTCCAGTAAGGTTGCCCGGGTCGAAAGCGATCGCCTTCCTTTCGCTCTCCACATCGATAACAGTGCTTCATGCGATCACCATTTTGCATGGTTTAATCGCCATGCCGGGAGCCAGTTCAAAATCGGAGTCGCACTGATTTCCCCACATATCCCACCCGGTCACTTTGTCGCGGCTAAATAACTCACAGCGCGGCACGTCGCCAAGCAACTTAGCTAACATGTCTCTTACGATCGGTGGTTTTGCACTGTGCTCCATTCTCGGTGCGGTAAAGTGCTGGCATATTGAAGCGTCCATTCTCTCAGGTAACCGCCCTCGAACGGCAAACAAGCAATCCTCGCTATTTGCCCGGGTCATATGCCCCATTCCGATCGCACTGTTGCCTTTGTGCTTATTGGTTTTGTGCCAAGTAAAGCCTTTCATAGTCATCAACCTGAATCCCCACGCCTCAATTACCTTTAGCGCTTCGGCTGGCTGTGTCGGCACCCACCACATCGCTAACAAGCAAGATTCTGGATCCGCTAAATCCCATACTGGCAGTCGGCAAATGTCCTGAACATTCATAACATCGTATTTATGTCCAGCACCGCGATTGCCATCGTTGGCTTTGTCGCGATATTGCCAAGGCGGATCTGCGTAAATAAGTTGGTATTTGTTCATTCAGTTTTATCTCCCCATCTCGCTTTCCACTCCAGAGCCAGTCGCGCTTCGTCTGACCACTTAACGCCATGTTCTGTACCGAATGCCTGTATAAGCTCTAATAGCTCCGCAAATTCGCTTACACGCATCCTGCTGGTTGACTGACCTATTACCACAAAGCCATTCCCGGCAAGGTTAGGAACAACGTCTTGCTGCTTTAATGCTGCGGTAAACACACACTTCCAGCTTTCTGCATCCAGCCAGCGACCATGCCATTCAACCTGACGAGAGACGTCACCAAGGCAAGCCCAAAGCTTTCGATTCTGGTCTAAGCTGCGGTTGCGTTCCTGAATGGTTACTACGATTGGTTTGGTTGGGTCTGGAAGGATTTTCTGGATAGCTTGAATGGCGTTCTGCTGATGGATGGGGCTTCTTAGTTCAAACGTTAGTTTCCTCATGGGATGAACTCCAGTTTGTGATGTTAAATTCCCATTTAATTACCTTTGCATACCCAATTTTGAACCCATCAATACCTATCCACCGCTTGCCACTCCAATAAGCTGTGCCACTTTGCTTGAAATGATGTGGATGCCTAGATTGAGTGGTCACAGTTACAGGTAAATATGGCTTCGGGTATTCCCCATTCCCTGGATAACCAGATTTAATTTTGCTCATTGATACCCTCTCTCACTTAATCGCCTCCACGCTTCGTTAAACTCTTCTCGAGTTGCGCCGGATTTTCTTTCTTCAAACATCATGCATTCGCTGATGTCTCCCCATGACTTTGGTCGCTTTTCAGCGAACAGATCATCCCATTCGAATACCCAGCGGCCTGATTTTCGGTAGTGGTAAATGGTCAGCCATGTTGTGCTGTTCGCTGGATACCCATAGAGAACTTCGACTTTTTGATCACGGTCTTTATGCTTTTTCAGCAGGATAAAGCCAGCAACCAGCGAAGCTCCGGCAAGAATGATGATTGGAATTTGCCAGTCAGCCACACTTCCCTCTCACCCAAATAAAAAGGCCTGCGATTACCAGCAGGCCTGTTATTAGCTCAGTGATGTAGATGGTCATTTAATACTCCGTCACGTTTTCCTGTCGCCACGCCTCGTCATATTCCGATTTCGGCATATTGGCGATGTAGCTATATGGCGATCCTGATTCAAGTTGCAGGAACTGGTGCGATTGCTCGTCAAGGAACAACGGGACACCACCTTCCCAACCTTCGCCGTTACGTTGTTTTTCAAGCATCAAAACAGATGCCGGAGATGCCAGTAGCTGTTCGTCCTTCTCTGACATCTTTTCACCACTCTGAACTCTCTGTAACGCTCTCTCGCGAGCCTTGTTACGCCAGATGATGAAAAGGTTGTCTGTCAGGTCTGTTATCGCTCCAGAGCCTTTTACGTCCATTTTCCCGGTTGGTTTTTCTTCGCTGTCTCCTTTTCGCGAGTGAGTAACGAGAATGACGTGGGAGTTTGTTTTGTTTTTGAAGTCGCAAATCGAGTCAACAAACGCCTTCTGCCCGTTATAGTCATCGTCGCCTATGCCACATTTCATCAGGCTGTCGATGATGAATAACTGGATCCCGTATCGGCGGCGAGCGTAGTCGAATATTTCGATCAGCCTGTCGGCTTTCGCCGTTCCGGTCAGGCCAAACACCCAAAGTCTTTCGTCATAAAATTTAAATGCAGAGTCAATTTCCAGCACTGGCGGCATCTTGCAGCACGTCGCCTGACGGGTAAGGCGCTTAAGGAGAATACCAGGCTTCAGCTCAAGTGACGCGATGCACGTCTTCACCCCCTGACGCATTGCCTCAAGTGCCATATGCCCGACAACCTCCGTTTTTCCGTGACCGTTCACACCATTGACCAGCGTCAACTCGGCCTCACGGAACTGGAATTTATCTGCCAGAGATTCCCACGGTGGATTAAACAGATACTGCTGCTTGCCGTAGAAAGCGTTGATAGTGTCCTGGTAAAACTCTCGCGCGCTGTAGAGTTCTTCAGGATCGAAGTAGGATGCCGTGCCGATGTACTGCCAGATTTCATCCTCGGTAACACCGTTCATCAGGCATTCGTTGATGTCTTTGTACGGCAGAGTAACAAGACGGCAACGATGTTCACCGAGTCGGCTTGCGATTTCCCTTGCGGCTTCACGACCAACATCATCAACGTCCATCGAGATGAATATTTCCTCAAACCTGTCGAGGTTGTGATACTCAAACTCAATCCACTGTTGCTTAGCGCCTTTCCCGCCACCAAACGGCACGGATAACGCCGAGATGCCGTATTGCGCATAGCTCATACAATCAATTTCGCCTTCGCAAAGTACAACCGCCCTCACGCCAGCGTCCAGAGCCTGCCATCCGAACAGACAAGGTTCGCAATCACCTTCTGCCATAATGACTTTCTTCCCGTCCGGGCGCTCAGTGCTGATTCGCTTGACCTGCAACAACTCACCATCGCGTTTGTACGGAATCACCAGAGCATCCAGTTCTCGCTCTCCATTCCACACCTTGCCGCTGACAACCTCGTAGCGCTTTACGATTTCTGGAGATATGCCACGCGATTGCAGGTACTCAAGATGGGATTCTGTTCTGGTAACGTAGCGGGCGATTTTCTTGCGGTCAGGTCTGGAGAATTTCTTCTCACGTCTGGCATCGAAATGGTGATCGTCATCCTTGATACCGAGAAATGCTTTCGCTTCCTGCATAGCCTGATGCAGGTTAATTCCACGACATGCCATCCATAAATCAAGCATGTCACCGCCGTCTCCCTCAGCGAAATCAGCCCATTTTTTCTTGCCGCTAAGGTTGACCTTAAGGCTGTTTCCCTTGTCGCCGTTGACGTTACCGGCAACCCACTCATGCCCCTCTTTCTTGCCGTTTGGCAACAGGTGCGGAGCCACCCTGTCAACCTGCGCCCAAAGCAGGTCGCTGAGTTCACTTGGCGTCATGATTCCCTCAGATTGAGATTTTTAAACCAGAAATCGACAAACGAAATACTTAACCAACCGTGGTTATAACCAGCGACCAGTAGCGATTTGATTTTTGATTTCATGGTTCACCTGTCGAAAAACACGTAGCCAGTTTTCGATACGGTGATTGCGGATGATGGTTTGGATTGTGGTTGAATAGTTTCTGGCTTCTCGTCGTTCCAGCGTTGACCGTTCAGGTAGCTCGATGGTAACAACCTGTCGAATCCGAACTGCTTACCATTCCTGCATGCGATGTCTTCTGCCAGCATCGTGGCAAACTCTCTTGCCGTACCCCTGGTAGTTTTACGCCATTCCCTGAACTGTGTTCTGAATGCCGAAGCTGCGTTTTTCTTCCCGGCTTTCCGCATGCCTGCACACCAGAATATTTCCTCGAATGCCTTGTCGGTTTCTTCGTGACGGTCATGTGATTTTTCACACTCCGTCCGAACACTTTCGGACATAGTGTTTTTATTATTTCTTTTTTCTTTTGTAATAGTTTCTTTTGTGTGTCCCTGTTTTGGTGACAGCGCTGTCACCGTTTTGGTGACACTTTTTGTCACCAATGCAGTGACATTATCACCAGAGTAGTGACACCCTTCTATTTGCCATTCCTCGATGTTCTTGTTAGGCCCGATTTGCTGGCCTTCGCGAAGGATAACCTTCATCGCGATAAGCTCATTCTTGGCCTTATTTACCTTCTGTCTTGGCAGCCTGGTAATTTGAGCTAACTGACTATCAGAGATGCGATCCATCTTTTTACCGTAGCCGTATGTTTTACGGCATATGGCGTGGGCAACCTTGCTCTGATTTTTCGTTAAATCTGCGCCGATAAGCTCTTCATACAGGGCATTTGCAAGACGGGTATAACCATCTTCAACTTCTGCCACACGACGCTCCACAGGCCGTTGTGAAGGCCTTAAATGTGTTACGGTTGCAAGATTACTCATGACCTTTCTCCTTCTGCATCAGCTTCACTTTTTCCAACTCAGCCCGGAATCGACCAGGCTGCTTGAAGCTGGACAGGAAGCGATCACGTAGTATGTGTTTGTGAATTTTGTCCTGGTAAGGACTGAGTTGTTTTGTCATAATGACTCCTGTTGATAGATCCAGTAATGACCTCAGAACTCCATCTGGATTTGTTCAGAACGCTCGGTTGCCGCCGGGCGTTTTTTATTGGTGAGAATCGAAGCAACTTGTCGTGCCAATCGAGCCATATCGTCGTCAACGACGCCCCATTCAAGAACAGCAAGCAGCATTGAGAACTTTGGAATCCAATCCCTCTTCCACCTGCTGATCTGCGACTTATCAACTCCCACAGCTTCCGCTGTCTTCTCAGTTCCAAGCATTGCGATTTTGTTAAGCAACGCACTCTCGATTCTTAGAGCCTCGTTGCGTTTGTTTGCACGAACCATATGTAAGTATTTCCTTAACAAATAAGAAGTTATGCGCATCAACTTATGCGCGTTGTATTCCCGCATTTCGGCGGGAATGAGGACCATGACTGTTAAAGAGCAATTTGCTTATGCCGCTTTGCGGTAAGCGCTTTCTTGATACTTCAGGGCGCCAGCTGTAACGACTTCCAGTCGATAGGCGTCTTTCTCTGGGATGACTTCCTTCCACTGAGAGACTGCTGCGTCGCTAATGCCTAACGCTTTAGCTACAGCACGCTGGGTTCCGAAGTGGTCGATAACATCTTTCTTGTACATAGACTCGCTCCGAAATTAAAGAACACTTAAATTATCCACTAAAGGAATCTTAAGTCAAGTTTATTTAAGATGTCTTAACTATGAAAACTCAATTGATGGGAGAGCGCATTCGCGCTCGGAGAAAAGAACTCAAGATCAGGCAGGCCGCACTTGGAAAGATGGTCGGCGTGTCTAATGTTGCCATATCTCAGTGGGAACGCTCTGAGACAGAGCCAAATGGAGAGAATCTTCTCGCCCTGGCTAATGCGTTGAAGTGTTCCCCTGACTATCTGATGAAAGGAGAGGAAAGTCTTTCAAACATTGCCTATCACAGTAGGCATGATCCAAGAGGGTCATACCCTCTGATTAGCTGGGTGAGCGCAGGATGCTGGATGGAAGCTGTAGAACCATATCATAAGCGTGCAATAGATAACTGGTACGATACAACCGTAGACTGTTCAGAAGATTCGTTTTGGTTGGACGTGAAGGGAGACTCAATGACGGCTCCGGCCGGTCTCAGTATCCCTGAAGGAATGATAATACTCGTCGATCCTGAAGTAGAGCCGCGTAACGGGAAACTGGTAGTTGCAAAGCTCGAAGGAGAAAACGAGGCAACTTTCAAGAAGTTAGTTATTGATGCAGGCAGGAAGTTTCTAAAACCACTTAACCCACAATATCCGATGATCGAGATCAACGGAAACTGCAAAATCATCGGCGTAGTTGTCGATGCAAAACTAGCAAACCTTCCATAAGGGGGCATTCGCCCCCTTTTTTTTATTTCCTTTAAAAATCAAAGCCAAACTTAAGTTACGAAAGAAAATTTAAGTTTTCTTCAAAAATACTCTTGACCATTAATTAAAGAGATCTTAAATTTAAGCCATCAGCAGGACGCTGGAAGCCAAACGGAACAGATTGGCAGGCTCTTTAACATTGATGGGATTGTCCCGCCGAAATGCGGGAACCAAAGAGTAGTTGGCTTTGGGATTGGATGAATGAGCAGGCTGATGCTCGACCAATGTATAAACAGCGCTCATGGCAAGCAGTAACCAATCTGCGCCTCAAGACAGCGTCACTGGTAGTGCGGGCGCTCTAACCAGTAAGCCGGAGTTCAGCACCGGCCATCCAATCGCCAAAGTCAATTCCATAGGCGTTATGCAGCCGCCACCATATTCAAGAAAGCTGCACAAGAGGTAGGAGGATTTATGTGAATACTTACATTCAATTGAGAGGTTAATTAAATAGAACTGATCGAGCAGAGTCCATAAAGGCTCATAAATGCTCTTCCATCCCCGTCTAATTGGCGGGGAAGGAAACCACTTTGTAATAAAAAAAATTCCAAAGTTGTTTCATCGGAGGTCAACATGACAGTAGTCATTACATATCTGGCTGACGATAACGCCAGAAATCGCCGCAGAGCACGCAGACAGGCTCAACGTGAACAGGCAATGCAAGAGCAGCGACTGGCGCGAAAAATTGCGCTAAAGCTCTCTGGTTGCGTCAGAGCAGATAAAGCAGCATCACTCGGAAGCCTTTGCTGCAAGAAGGCAGATGAAGTCGAGCGTAAACAGAACCGTATTTACTACCGCAAGCCACGCAGTGAAATGGGTGTGACTTGTGTTGGTCGCCAGAAAATGAAATTAGGCAGCAAACCACTTATTTGAGGTGAGATATGACAAAATCATGGAGCGTACCTTTTCCTGAATCAGAAACTGAACATGATGGAATGCCTGTTTTCTGGAGATTCCAAGCGACAGTTGAAGAAGATGGAATCAAAATATTCGCACTTCAATATATAGCTTTTCATCAGACAGAGCATTATGCATGGTTGGTTCCTGCGCATTGGATTGTTAATTTTAAACCAGCACCAAATCAGTGGTTACAGGAATGGAAACAAAGGAGAAATAGATATGCAATTAAGAAAGTAGCAAAAAATGCAGAAAGATCTTTTGCATTCCCAACGAAGAAACTTGCCATTGAGAGTTTATTGCGCCGGAAGAAATACCATTTAATGAGAATCAAACAAGATTTGGCTGTTGTATCAACTCTTGTTGATGGGATGAAGAATATTGATACATCAACACCAGATATTGAATATAACTTTGGGCACAACCAAGAAACAGAAAATTGGGTATTTTATTAGTACGAGTAAGCACTGTGTATTCATTCCAACGAGTGAATACACGGAGCAATGTCGCTCGTAACTAAACAGGAGCCGACTTGTTCTGATTATTGGAAATCTTCTTTGCCCTCCAGTGTGAGGGCGATTTTTTATCTATGAGGATATGAACAGATGTCAAACATCAAAAAATATATCATTGATTACGACTGGAAAGCATCAATAGAAATTGAAATCGACCATGACGTAATGACAGAGGAAAAACTTCACCAGATTAATAATTTCTGGTCAGACTCTGAATGCCGACTCAATAAACACGGCTCTGTATTAAATGCTGTATTAATCATGCTGGCGCAACATGCTCTGCTTATAGCAATTTCAAAAGACCTAAATGCATATGGTGTTGTTTGTGAGTTCGACTGGAATGATGGAAATGGTCAGGAAGGATGGCCTCCAATGGATGGTAGCGAAGGAATAAGAATTACCGATATCGATACATCAGGAATATTTGATCCAGATGATATGACTATCAAAGCCGCCTGAGCGCGGCTTTACCGCATACCAATAATGCTTCACGAGAGGTGTTTATTCATGAGCGTAAACGCTGATTAATGAACGCAGTTGATAGGATATAAAATGGCATTTATAAAGATTCTTGAATTAATTTCCCTAAGTGAGATTAATAATGTTGTCAAATATAACCCTATTTCTGGTGAGTTCACATGGCTAAAATCTTATGGAGCAAGGAAGATAGGTGGAACTGCCGGAACAATAACAACAAGCGGCTACTTAAGGATTTTCATTAACGGAAGACACTATGCTGCACATAGACTTGCATGGATTATCACTTTCGGTGTTGAGCCTGAAGGTATTATCGACCATATAAATGGCATAAAGACAGATAACAGAATTTGCAATCTGAGGCTTGCAACTTACTCACAGAATTCAATGAATAGTAAAATAAACACCCTCAACAAATCAGGTTGCAAAGGAGTCACATGGAAGAAGGAAAGTAGAAAGTGGGCTGCCTATGGGAAATTAAACGGGAAGAAAAAACATCTAGGGTACTTTAATGAATTAGAAGATGCCAAAAAAGCTTACTGCGACTTTGCCAGAAAGCATCACGGCGAATTCTACAGGAGCAAATAATGAATGAATATATTTTAGCTGGTAGCGGCGTCATGTCCGCTTTCTACCCGCACGAATCTGAATTATCACGCCGAGTTAAACAATTAATCAGAGCAGCAAAGAAACAACTGGAGGCGTTATGCGCAATGAAATAGCCATCAATCACCAGATGCTTCGTGCGGCACAAAACAAAGCAGTAATAGCCAGATTTATTGGTGATTCCAAAATGTGGCTTGAAGCAAATAAAGCGATGAAATCAGCTATCAACCTTCCGTGGTATCGCAGGAAATGAGTTTTACAGATAACTGGTCAGACGAAGAATTCATTCGTCAGATGAACAAAATGCTCAATCAGCACAAAGAACAGGAGAAAGATGATGATTCTGACTCTGAATGATAAGCGTGAAATATCGCAAATAATCGCAAGTTTTACTGATGAAGATTACGAACGAATCAACAGTGAAGTTGATCGCCTCTGCAAACGTTGCGACCCAATAAGCGAAATGCTTCGCTCATATAAACCAGATGAACACACTAAGGACGCTATCGACTGGCTGGAAGATGATGACTGTAACTATCAGGAAAAAGCCGCTGAATGGTTCTGGGATGCAATAACCGAAAGAGTTAAGGCTGAATATGCCTTCGCAATATTCAAACGCAGACATATTTATGGAGAAGCAGCATGAGCAATATCGTTGAATTCGTTAAACAGCAGGAGCAGTTATTCTGCGGAGCATTGACTGAACAGACGGTGACATGGGCTAAGGAAAGCCAGTTTGCAATTCAGTATTTCCAGAAAAACGATTACCTGGCTAAAACAGCACTGGCAAATCCAACCAGCGCACAGAACGCCATCATCAATGTTGCGGCGATCGGTATCACCTTAAACCCTGCAAGCAAACTGGCTTATCTAGTTCCGCGCGATGGCATGGTTTGCCTTGATATCAGCTATATGGGATTGCTTCATATTGCAATGGAGTCTGGTGTTATCTCATGGGGTCAGGCAAAACTTGTTCATGCTAACGATACCTATGAGTCAAACGGGCTTGATAAAGCACCAACCCATAAATACAACGCCTTCGGTGATCGTGGTGATATCGTTGGCGTTTACTGCACAGTTAAGACGCCGGCAGGTGATTATCTAACGGAAGAGATGAGTCTGGCTGAAATTGAGGCTGTAAGGAAAACAAGCAAGGCGGCATTCAGCGATAAAGGACCATGGGTAAATCACTGGAATGAGATGGCGCGAAAGACGGTCGTAAAGCGTGCAAGCAAGTATTGGCCTAAGGCATCACGTCTTGATAGTGCTATTCACGTACTAAACGAAGAAGAAGGTGTGTGGACTGAACCAGTTATGCCGCACAAATCAGAGGAAGATATCCGCGAAGATGAACGGAAACGCCAGCAGGAAATAATGGATAAAGCACAACTTCTTTGCGATGAAATGGCTCAGGCAGAAAACATGGACGATTTGAAGCGATATTTTGCAGAAGCATATCGCCTGACATCTGGAATGAAATTGCAGCAGAACGTACAAGCCATTTACGCAGAATGCAAAGCGAAACTGGAGGTTGCCAGTGAGCAAACTATATGAAATTGCCAATGAATACGCAAAATTGATGGATTCAGATTTAGAACCAGAGATGATTGCTGACACAATAGAAGGCATGGAAGGAGAATTTACCGATAAAATAGAGCAACTTCTTTCCATTATTAAAAATGAATCTGGTTATGCCGAACGCCTCAAGGAAGAGGCAAAGTCACTGAATGAGCGAGCCGCAGTAATTCAAAATAAGATTGACAGCATCAAATCATATATAGCGTCATCGCTTGAAATGGTTGGCAAGAAAAATATTCGAGCAGGTATTCACCAGGTAACAATCCGCAAACCGTCAGAAACTGTAGAAATCATCGACTCAAGCGCCCTTCCTCCTGAATACGTTGAGTTTGAAACGACAATTAAAGCCGACAAACTGGCAATCAAACACCAACTAAAAGCAGGAATAAATATCCCCGGCGCTCAACTCAAAGTTGGGAAACCTTCACTTCTTATCAAATAACGGTATCGCCTATGAAAAAGACTCCATGGGAGAAATGGGAAGTCGATTTCTTGCGCGAAGTAGCGGCGACAATGCCAGTTGAAGTTATCGCTGAAAAACTGGAAAGGACTGAAAAAGCAGTAATGGCGAAAGCAACAAGGATTGGCGCTGACATTGTTAGCCGACTTCGTGGAAGACGCTGGACAAGAGCCGAAGTATCACTTTTCGGTAAGTTCTCCGCAGAAGAAATAGCAATTGCAACCTGCCGCTCAATTTATTCAGTAAGAGCTATGCGATACAAGCTAAAAAAACTCGATGAAGAAAGAGAAGGCATACGAATAAATTAACAAAGAGGAATTAATCATGAGAGGTCTTGCATACAATCCCGGCATTCTTCCGGCAGAAATGATTAGCCAACGCGTAAAGCCAATGCCATCGAGAGAAGAATTGCTTAAGAGAAAGAGTTTCGGTTCTGTTAATGACAACAAATATCTGAATGCGATGTGGCGCAAAGGAGGCAACCAGTGAGCAAGATTGATTATCAGGCACTGCGTGCTAAGGCAGAAAAAGCAACGTGTGGTGTATGGTCGCTCGAATATGGAGAGAGCCGATTTGATGGTGATGATGCGCTAATTCATCGTGAAGTTGCTGGATATATTCCCATTTGCAGAATTGAAGGAGCGCATCCAGAAAGCGGTTTCGATGAAGATTTCCAAATGGAACAGCAGGCCAATGCTGAATTCATCGCAGCAGCCAGTCCAACTACCGTACTGGCACTGCTGGATGAACGGGAAAGAAACCAGCAATACATAAAACGCCGCGACCAGGAGAACGAGGAGATTGCGCTAACGGTAGGGAAGCTGCGTGTTGAGCTGGAAGCAACAGAGAACAACCTTATTGATAGTGAATGCCATGTTGCTGAACTGGAAGAAGCGCTACGCGATAAGCAGGTGTTACTTGAAGCCTCAGAAAAGCGCAACGCAAAATTACAAAGCGAGAATGCATACATCCGCAACCGGTTCAAAGAACTGGACCTGTTAATCGGGAAAAACATTCTGGTCATGCAGGCTGCCATTATCGAATGGCAGGCAACTGGCGACGCTAAGAGCGGACTGGCATGGATTTATAACACACTGTTTGGCCCAGGCGAATTGCCGGACGAATCTGAGCAAGATGCTCAGGCCTACTTTAATCGCAAATATGCACCGATTGACGAAAAGCTTATGGCGCTTCACAAGTGGTTTTGGGAACAAAGTGAAGCCGAGCGCGCCGCTGGCATCAAGGAGGAGTCTGAGTGATGGTCATTTCACCTATAACGCTGAAAGCGGCGCAGGAATTTATCGCACAGCACCACCGACACAATAAACCACCAGTGGGGCATAAATTCAGCATTGGTCTGAGAAATAATGCCGGAGAATTGATAGGTGTGGCGACAGCTGGTCGACCTGTTGCACGACATTTCGACGATGGATTAACGCTTGAAGTAAATCGCACATGTACCACAGGAGAACGCAACGCTAACAGCGCGCTTTATGGTGCTATCTGGCGGGCAGCAAAAGCTATGGGTTATCAACGTTGTATTACGTACACCCAGGCAGATGAATCAGGAGCATCTCTTCGCGCAGCTGGTTTTGTTCGTGTGAAAGAGCTTCCTCCAAGAAAAAGCTGGGCGGAATCAAGCGTCGCCCTGCGGAGTAAACGCGATCCGGTCGGAAACGGTGGTATTCCTCGTGTGCTCTGGGAAATCAGGAGAATGAGTACCACTGGCATTCGCATCAAAGGAGAGTGATATGGCAACTTTGCAGGAATTAATCGACCTGACGCCAGAACAGGAAAAAGCGTGGAATCGCCTTGTGAAGGCTGTAAAGGATTTCAGGGCAGCCGGAGGAAAGTTTTATAGCGTCCTGGACACGCTGAGCGCATACAACGGCGAGCACGTTGCCAGCATTGATAACGATAAGGGCTACCACACTGCAAGCGTCTATATGCCTAGCATTGATGCGCCAGGGCTAACCAGTTGGGCTGATGATTGGCACGGCATCACGCTGAAAGATGGCGTTGAAGTGGATGAGGACTAACACATGACAACTTTCACCGACAAAGAACTGATTAAAGAAATCAAAGAACGAATCAGCAGCCTAGAGGTTCGAGACGATATTGAGCGCCGTGCTTATGAAATTGCTCTGGCATCGCTGGAAGCAGAGCCTGTTCTGTATCAGTCCTGCACTCGCCCCACCTGGAATAGCGGTGTTCCGTGGACGGAATGGAAAGAACGAAGTCGTGAGTGCTACGAAGACGATTTGCGTTTTACAGACACGCCTGACCATGCCGGTTGGATATACAAATGTCGAAAACTATACACCACTCCGCCAGCGCCGATAGCGTTAGAGGCCATTGAAAACGCAATTGAATACATTCGTAGTATCGCTTTTCACATCGATGAAGACGATTACCACGGCAAACATATTGCGTATTTCATGCGACAAGCATTGGCCTGGCTGGAAGGGCATTCATGCAGCGACGACAGACTGGGTAAAGCCGACAATCAACCAGTACGCGGCAACCAGGCTGCCGAATCCAATCGCGGTAATGAGTGGACCGGCAATCCTGATATTGATAACGCAATCATCATGCTCGACCGCATAGATACGGCGGAAAGTTACGATGATGACCGTATTGAGGCTGTTAAGGCTGTTTTGCGTAGACTGGCAGGCAACTCTCCGGTAACTCCGGATGGTTGGATAAGCTGTAGTGAGCGAATGCCCCCTCAAGATGATTGGATTTTAATTTATTCAAAGCACGGCGAGTATATGGCAGGACAGGTACAAGGGGAATACGTGGAGTTGAGCGACGGCACTTTATCGTGGTTAGGGAACGCCTTGTTCTGGATGCCGCTACCAGAACCGCCGCAGGAGGCGAAATGATGGATGTAAAAGAGAAGGTTTTGCAGGTGATGCGTTCCCGGGCTGCCCTGCAAGATAAAGCTCTCGGCGGGGAATATCCATTCAGGATGGCAACCTGGAATTTGCGGTTGGCAATGGAGAAGGAATTTCCTGATGAAGAATGGCGTTCGGCAGATTTGCGCAAAATTCTTATGGAGATGGCTAAAGACGGAACAGTATCTAAAGATAACCATGCCAGCCGGATTGGTCAGGCGGTATGGAGACTGGAGGTGCGGTAATGGCTAACCTGCAACTTGCCGTCAAAGGTGAATAACAATCCTCGCACTCGCGGGGATTTCTTTTATATGGGGATAATATGACCATCCACTTTCACGGCAGCCCAATATGGGGGGATGAGCATGCCCCTACAGATATGCTGATTAAAGCCCTTTACCGTGATGGTGGGGCTTTTGTTTCATTTGCCAGACCAGAGCAGATGAAAAAGATTGCCATGTTCCCTTGTGATATACGCCTTGATAACGGCGCTTTTAGCGACTGGATGAAAGCATTAAAGAAAGGCACTCCGGTAGACTGGAGTAAGAGACGAGCAAAATTCTACGACTTTGTTGGGAAGTGGTTCAGCAGAATTGAATGGTTTCTTATACCTGACGTTATCGAAGGGACAGAGGCAGAAAACGACGAGCAGATTGAGTTGGTTCCTGATTGGCTAAAATCAAAAGCGGTTCCGGTCTGGCATACCGACGAATCAATTGAACGTCTTTTACGCCTTTCTAGCAAATTTGAATGGGTGGCGATTGGATGCTGCGGCCCACACAGGCACATACGCTCTAAATGGTGGGAACAGAGAATGGATGAAGTTTTCACTGAGCTTTATATCAATCGTAATTTGAAAGTGAAAATTCATGGTCTTCGAATGCTCGACGTGAGAGTTCTTGGTATGTATCCGTTCGCCAGTGCGGATTCTACTAATGTTGCTGTTAACGTACCGAAGACAGAGAAGCGATTTCCTGAGATTACCGACAAACTGGCACGTACAGCTGTACTTCGCGCAGCTATTGAAAAGGTGCACCCACCATCGATATCAGCATGGGTAGACAGAAAGATGAGAGAGCCGGCGCAAGCCGGTTTTTTATTTGAATTCACCGACGCCGCTTAATGCGGATTTCTTTTATCTGAACTCGCTACGGCGAGTTTTGTTTTATGGAGATGATAAATGCACTTCCGAGTCACAGGTGAATGGAATGGAGAGCCATTCAACAGAGTTATCGAAGCAGAGAACATCAACGACTGCTATGACCACTGGATGCTGTGGGCGCAGATAGCACATGCAGACGTAACCAATATTCGAATTGAAGAACTGAAAGAACACCAAGCCGCCTGATGGCGGTTTTTTATTGGAGACAAGAAATGTCAGATTTGGCTATGAAGGTTTTGAAATGGCAATCAACTGGCGATGTCGGCATCAGTAGCGCAACTCTTGCCTCAATCGCATGTGGCCTGAAAAAGAATATCTATGGTCATCACTTCGGCGCTCCCCATGACGCAGCAGACTTTCGGTGATGCATTGCACTTGTTGAGCAGATTCCAGAAATCAGAGATTCATTCAACAAGGTTGCAAAGCGCGTTCCGGCATTCAAAGGAATCCTCAACGAATGGGATTCCCTCGTTGCTCTGTTGAAGTCTGAAATGAAGATACACGGAAACAAAGCACCAGAGACTTACAGAAGAATCAGCGAGCTACGCAAGGACTACCCATGAAATAACACCGCCTCACACTCGGTGAGGCCTGTTCATTGCTCAATGATATCCAGACCTACCATCGCCGCATCAATGCGGCTTTTTCTTGCGTGTAATTGCGGAGACTTTGCGATGTACTTGACACTTCAGGAGTGGAACGCTCGCCAGCGACGCCCAAGAAGCCTTGAAACAGTTCGTCGATGGGTACGCGAGTGCAGGATATTCCCTCCTCCGGTTAAGGATGGAAGAGAGTATCTGTTCCACGAATCAGCGGTAAAGGTTGACTTAAATCGACCAGTAACAGGTAGCCTTTTGAAGAGGATCAGAAATGGGAAGAAGGCGAAGTCATGAGCGCCGGGATTTACCCCCTAACCTTTATATAAGAAACAATGGATATTACTGCTACAGGGACCCAAGGACGGGTAAAGAGTTTGGATTAGGCCGAGACAGGAGGATAGCAATCACTGAAGCTATACAGGCCAACATGGAGTTATTTTCAGGACACAAGCACAAGCCTCTGACAGCGAGAATCAACAGTGATAATTCTGTTACGTTACATTCATGGCTTGATCGCTACGAAAAAATCCTGGCCAGCAGAGGAATCAAGCAGAAGACACTCATAAATTACATGAGCAAAATTAAAGCAATAAGGAGGGGTCTGCCTGATGCTCCACTTGAAGACATCACCACAAAAGAAATTGCGGCAATGCTCAATGGATACATAGACGAGGGCAAGGCGGCGTCAGCCAAGTTAATCAGATCAACACTGAGCGATGCATTCCGAGAGGCAATAGCTGAAGGCCATATAACAACAAACCCTGTCGCTGCCACTCGCGCAGCAAAATCAGAGGTAAGGAGATCAAGACTTACGGCTGACGAATACCTGAAAATTTATCAAGCAGCAGAATCATCACCATGTTGGCTCAGACTTGCAATGGAACTGGCTGTTGTTACCGGGCAGCGAGTTGGTGATTTATGCGAAATGAAGTGGTCTGATATCGTAGATGGATATCTTTATGTCGAGCAAAGCAAAACAGGCGTAAAAATTGCCATCCCAACAGCATTGCATGTTGATGCTCTCGGGATATCAATGAAGGAAACACTTGATAAATGCAAAGAGATTCTTGGTGGAAAAACCATAATTGCATCTACTCGTCGCGAACCGCTTTCATCCGGTACAGTATCAAGGTATTTTATGCGCGCACGAAAAGCATCAGGTCTTTCCTTCGAAGGGGATCCGCCTACCTTTCACGAGTTGCGCAGTTTGTCTGCAAGACTCTATGAGAAGCAGATAAGCGATAAGTTTGCTCAACATCTTCTCGGGCATAAGTCGGACACCATGGCATCACAGTATCGTGATGACAGAGGCAGGGAGTGGGACAAAATTGAAATCAAATAATGATTTTATTTTGACTGATAGTGACCTGTTCGTTGCAACAAATTGATAAGCAATGCTTTTTTATAATGCCTACTTAGTATAAAAAAGCAGGCTTCAACGGATTCATTTTTCTATTTCATAGCCCGGAGCAACCTGTGAACACATTTTCAGTTTCCCGTCTGGCGCTGGCATTGGCTTTTGGCGTGACGCTGACCGCCTGTAGCTCAACACCGCCCGATCAACGTCCTTCTGATCAAACCGCGCCTGGTACCTCTTCTCGCCCGATTCTGTCGGCAAAAGAAGCGCAGAATTTCGATGCTCAACACTATTTTGCATCCCTGACACCAGGTGCGGCAGCATGGAATCCTTCCCCGATTACCCTGCCTGCGCAACCTGACTTTGTTGTCGGCCCGGCGGGTACTCAAGGTGTAACGCATACCACGATTCAGGCGGCGGTAGATGCGGCAATTATCAAGCGTACCAACAAGCGCCAGTATATTGCCGTGATGCCTGGTGAGTATCAGGGAACGGTGTATGTCCCTGCCGCTCCGGGTGGAATTACTCTGTACGGTACAGGTGAAAAACCGATTGATGTGAAGATTGGGCTTTCCCTTGATGGTGGCATGAGCCCTGCCGACTGGCGTCACGACGTCAACCCGCGCGGCAAATATATGCCAGGTAAACCGGCGTGGTATATGTACGATAGCTGCCAGAGTAAACGCAGCGACAGTATCGGTGTTCTCTGCTCTGCGGTCTTCTGGTCACAAAACAATGGCCTGCAACTGCAAAACCTGACCATCGAAAACACGCTGGGCGATAGCGTAGATGCGGGTAACCATCCGGCGGTGGCACTGCGTACTGATGGCGACAAAGTGCAGATCAATAACGTCAACATTCTCGGTCGTCAGAACACCTTCTTTGTCACCAACAGCGGTGTGCAGAACCGTCTGGAAACGAATCGTCAGCCGCGTACGCTGGTGACCAACAGCTATATTGAAGGGGATGTGGATATCGTTTCTGGTCGCGGCGCAGTGGTGTTCGATAACACCGAATTCCGCGTGGTGAACTCCCGTACCCAGCAAGAAGCGTATGTGTTTGCACCGGCTACGCTGTCCAACATTTACTACGGTTTCCTCGCCGTAAACAGCCGTTTCAATGCTTCCGGTGATGGCGTGGCGCAACTGGGCCGCTCGCTGGATGTTGATGCCAATACCAACGGTCAGGTAGTGATCCGTGATAGCGCCATCAACGAAGGTTTTAACACAGCCAAACCGTGGGCTGATGCGGTGATCTCTAATCGTCCGTTTGCGGGTAACACCGGCAGCGTTGATGATAACGACGAAGTACAGCGCAATCTGAATGACACTAACTACAACCGCATGTGGGAATACAATAACCGCGGCGTGGGTAGCAAAGTGGTTGCAGAGGCGAAGAAGTAG